TCAGATTCCTGTACCAGACCTCCGTAGTCAGGATACAAAGAACCGTCAGAATAGTAATGATGATATTCCGCAGGAGAAAAAAGAGGAGTATCAGGCACTAATCGCAAGACACTTTGAGGATTCAATGAATCTCTATAATGCTCTGTTAGAAAATGGAGTTGCAAAGGAATGTGCCAGATTTGTGCTTCCACTTGCCACTCCAACAAGACTGTATATGACTGGTTCGTGCCGTTCTTGGATTCACTACATTAATTTGAGATCTGCACACGGTACACAGAGAGAGCATATGGATGTTGTGGAAAAGGCAAGATCTATATTTGTAGAACAATTCCCTGCGGTTTCCGAAGCACTTGAATGGGTCTAACTATGTTTGAAATTTATGATAATTTCCTAGAAAGAGATTATTTTGATAATTTAGTTGGACAAATTAATGATAGTGCTTTTACTTGGAAATATTGTGATGTCGTAGCTAAAAAATCCGATGTTACTGGAATATCTCAAGAACAATCTGAAGAGCAGTTTTATTTTGTTCATAATATTTACGAAAAAGATCAACCATTTAGTGAACTATATGAATATACTAAACATTTATATGGTAAATTAAATGTTCGATCTTTGATTAGATCAAGAGTTATAATGTATATGAATCAGGGTAAGCAAATTACCCATGAAAAGCATACTGACTTTGATTATGATCATACTGCAGTATTACTATATCTCAATACAAATAATGGATTTACTGAATTTAGTGATGGTAGTAAATGTGAAAGTGTTGAGAATAGATTAGTTGTTTTTAATGGAAGTATAGAACATAATAGTTCTACATGTACTGACGTTAAAAAACGTCAAGTTCTTACTATCAATTATTTTTAAATATCATGGCAATTAATGACGACATCAAAATCACTATCAACTTCAATGAGTTGGTAGAAGCAAGAGCAAAACTCTTGACTCAAAATGAAGATTACGCAAATGCGGTGGCAACTGGTGAGTATCTTGATGGTGAGGATATAGATAGAATAGCAGTCAAACTAAGAGATACTGTCACTTGGGATTCACTCTGGTTCATGGTAGATGGTGCTATCTATGATTATATGGGTTTAAAAGATCCAAATAAACCTAATTATGGTGAGACTGCTGGTGATGAACCTGCTAAAACCTATGAGAAGAACAGACAACAGTTCAAAATGGTTAAGTTGGAATCACCTTCATGGACAATTGAAGTACCTATGAGGAAGTAAATGCCAATTTATCCCGTTAAAAATTTAAAAACTGGAGAAGAAAAGGAATTGCATCTATCGATCCAAGGTTATTCTGACTGGAGAAAGGATAATCCAGAATGGGATAAGGATTGGACAAAAGGTTGTGGTAGTGTATCTAAGTATAGTAGAAGTGCTTTAAATTCTGATGCAATATGTTCTGACACAATGCCATTCCATACTGATCCAGATAAAGAAAATTCAAATAACCCTTTGTTTAAAAAAGCAAGAGCAGAGAAAAGAGAGTTGGAAGCTCATATGAAAAGTAAAGGGGGACAAGGAAAATTTGTTCAACCAAATTCATCACAAGCATTTAAAAAAGGAAATTAATTATGCCAACATACCCAGTTAAAAATTTAAAAACAGGAGAGGAGAAAGAACTCTCTATGACCATGAGTCAATATGATCAGTGGAGAAAGGATAATCCAGAATGGGATAAGGATTGGTCAAAAGGGTGTGCTGCTGCTCAAGAGGTGGGAGATTGGCAGAACAAATTAGTCGCTAAAAATCCTGGTTGGAATGATGTATTAAAGAAAGCATCCAAAGCACCTGGTTCTAGAGTAAAACCAATTAGATAAATGCCTAGAAAAAAGAAGGTCGAACAACCTATTGGGGTTGGTTTGACGACCAAGCAAATAAAAAGAAAGAAACCAATTAATACTGATTATCTTGTTGATATTAATCCATTGACAGATAATCAGCAGAGATTGTTTGATTCTTATAAAGAAGGAAAGCATCTCATTGCTTATGGTATTGCTGGTACAGGTAAGACATTCATTACCTTATATAATGCTATAAAAGACGTTCTTTCTACAGATACTCCCTATGAGAGAATCTATTTGGTTCGTTCATTAGTGTCTACTCGTGAAATTGGGTTCTTACCTGGTGATCATGAAGATAAGGCAGATATTTACCAAATTCCATATAAGAATATGGTGAAGTATATGTTCCAGATGCCTTCTGATGCTGACTTTGAGATGCTTTATGGTAACTTAAAAGCACAGGAAAGTATTAAGTTCTGGAGTACTTCTTTTATTCGTGGAACTACCTTAGACAATGCTATAGTGATTGTAGATGAGTTTCAGAACCTTAATTTCCACGAATTGGATTCTATTATTACTCGTGTGGGCGAAAACTCAAAAATTATGTTCTGTGGTGATGCTAGTCAAAGTGATCTTACTAAAACAAATGATCGTAATGGTATCGTAGACTTCATGAACATCTTGCGTAAAATGCCATCTTTTGATATAATAGAGTTTGATGTTGATGACATAGTTCGTTCAGGACTTGTCAAAGAATATATTATTGCCAAACTTGAAAACGGAATGTAATGTTTAATCATGTTGAGTTAGATTTATCTCCGTTAGAAAGGGAGCATATTGATGGAGTTCGTTATTATAAGATTCCTGATGAGGAAGAACTTATTAAAATGGTTTCTATTACCTCTGTAACTAGTCATTTCAATAAAGAAATTTTTGTTAAATGGAGAAAGAGAGTAGGTAATGAAGAGGCAGATCGCATTACCAAGGCAGCAACTGGTCGTGGTACTGATATGCATACTCTTACAGAACACTATCTAAAGAATGAAGATTTACCTAAAGGATTACGTCCTATTTCTGATTTTTTATTTAAGATCTCTAAGGGGCATCTTAATAAAATAGACAATATTCATGCTCTGGAAGGACCGCTATATAGTAAAGAACTAGGTATTGCTGGAACGGTTGATTGTATTGCTGAGTATGATGGCGAGTTAGCGATAATAGATTTTAAGACATCTAAAAAACCTAAACCAAGAGACTGGATAGAACATTATTTTGTCCAGTGTATGGCATACGGATGTATGTTGTATGAGATGACAGGAATATCAATTAAAAAACTTGTAATTATTATGGCCTGCGAAAATGGCGAGTGTGTAATTTATGAAGAACGAGACAAAGCGAAGTACATTAAACTTCTCGGCAAATACATTAACAAATTTGTTACAGATAAACTGGAGCTCTATGGAACCAAATAAAGAATTAGAAAAGGCGATAGAGAGCAAGTTTCTCACACCTCAAAAGTTTGCTATGGAAATCGAAAAGATTGTAGCAGAAGAAGATTTTAATTATATTGATGCTATATGTTATTACTGTGAAAGTAATAATATTGAAGTAGAATCAGTATCAAAATTGATCTCAAAACCTTTAAAGGAACGACTGAAATGGGATGCTACTCGTCTTAATTTCATGAAAGCAACTTCTAAAGCAAAATTACCAATATGACCACTGAGTGGAAACCAGAGGGGAATATACAACCTCTTTGGGCAACTCCAATATATCAAAATATAGCAAAAGATGAAGAGTTTGATATAATACAAGAAGAACTCCTATCTGTTATTTCTAGATTAAAATTTGGTGAGGCAAAAGGATGGGGTCCTAATTCACATTCTTTAAGTGAGAAACCTTTTGATAGTAATTGTTTATATGATAATGATTGTACTAATACATTGAAGTTTATGCATAGATGTATTATGGAATATCTTAGATATCTTGACGCTACACCAGTTCCTTATATTATATCTAATGCTTGGATTACTAAAACTACCAAAGGTAAGTTTGCTTATTCGCATAGTCATGGATTTTCTGATATTTCTGGAGTTTATTATATAAACACTAATGGAGAAGATGGTAATTTAATGCTTGAGAATGTACATGATGCTTTTGCTGGTAATTACATATATAATGCTATTGGTCGTATTGGTGGTAGAGTACCTGCCCCATTATGTAATGGAATTTTGTTAATGTGGCCAAGTAATATTAGACATCAGACTCAGGAGAATACTACTGATAATGATAGATTTAGTTTATCCTTTAATATTAATTTTAATAATTTTTTACCAGGTAATTTAGCAAATGAAGCTTGGGATTGTAATGTTGAGGGTAAGGATTTTTATGAGAAAAGTTTTTAGATTATAATGGCGGTTCATGGATGGTTTTCTACTCCAATTTATATACATGATTTTGAGGGTGAAGATTATGAAGTTATACAGCAAGAATTAATAGAAGTAGTTAATCAATTAGATTTTGATCATAACTCTTTATTTAAAGATGCGTTTGGTAAATCCACTCATAAATTAAATATTGAGGGTTTTGGACAAAGTATTTTACATAAGTATAATTGTGGTTATTTTTTAAAATACTTAGATATACATTTGATAGAATATTTGAATCAAATTGGATCTCAGGAAACACCATACTTATTAAAAGAGTCTTGGTTTACTGAAACAAATAAAGGTGAGTATGCACATCAACATGATCATGGTGCTTTTGATGTTTCTGGTGTATACTATGTAAATAGTAATGGGGAGGATGGTAATTTTTATTTAAAAAATGTATTATCACACTTGTCATCAAATTACATATATGATAAAGTTATAGACCCTATGGAAATACCTCCAAAAAATGGTAGATTACTATTATGGCCAGGATTAATTCCACATGGTACTAAAATAAACCAAACTGATAATAGAAGAATTAGTTTAAGTTTTAACCTTCAATTTTTAAGAGATGGATTCACCTTCAAAAATGCCAACACAACTTGATTTATTACATTATCGATTACAAGCTATTATAAGAGATTATAGTATGCCTGATCTTCAGTATATTGGAGAAAAAAAGAGTTGGAAGTCTGGTGAAATTGTTCATTGGTATAAGATAGGCGAGGCAGAAGTTCCTATTGACGCTATTACAGAATTTGAAACTGAGGAAGAAAATGAAAACGATTAGAATTGCTGGAGCACAAATTCCAGTTGGTGCTGATATTCAGACAAATAAAATAGAGATATTCAAATCTCTTGACTGGGCAAAAGAAAATGAAGTTGATCTTTTAGTCACTCCAGAAGGATCTCTTTCTGGATATGTTGCTAGTGATTGGTGGAATAAACTTGACGAGTTAAATGATGCCTTGAAGGAAGTAGAAGACCATCAGAAAAAACTTGGTATAGAACTTCATTTAGGAACCTGTTTACAAGAAACTGAAGAACTTGGTAATATTAATAGAAATGAAATACGATCTTATAATAAAAAGGGTGAGTTATTTCAAGTTACAGTAAAATCATATGGAATTGCTTTTGAGCGTTGTGTTAATAAGGATGGGCAACCATTATATACTTGGAATTTACCCTTTGATGAAAGACCCACAAGTGCTACAGCATTAATATGTAATGATATGTGGGGATGTGTAGAGCAAGATGGTGAACCAATTAATCAATTATTAGTTAACGCTAATTTGGATCTTATAATACATGCCACAAATGGTGTTAAGTTTAATCCTAAAGATATAAGATATAAAGCTTTTGATGCATATCATAATGGATTTTTGTGTATGACTGCTTTAAAGGCACTAACATCAATAATAACTGTAGATTCTTGTGTTCCTTGGGATTGGGATGGGGAGGAATCAAAAGTTGATGTTTGTATAACTTCAAGTCAAAGTGGTGTAGTAGATTTCACTGGGTGGTTAACTGATGTTCCAAGATTTGGTAGACAGTATTTTTATTATGATCTTAATGTTGGATCACCAAATAAGGAAAAATTTAATCACCTTGATACTAAAATTAGAGAGGATGTTACTTATCCTAGAATGTCATTAGATTGGAAGGGATATCATAATCCATCATCTTATGCTCCTAAGATTGATCATGTTGGTCATGGATTAAATTGGTAATGAAAGTGACTCCCTTTGAGACCTATCGCACATACTTATCAATGAAAAGTCATTTTACTAACCCTAAGTATGACTTCATCAAGTATGGTGGCAAATCTCGTGCTACAATGACATCATTTAATAAGAGGAAAGATAAGTATTGGTTTGAGAAAACTTCTAGGAAGTATTCGGATCAAGAGGTAATCGATTTCCTTTTATCAAATTTTATTAATGCTACTAACCCCCAAAATTTATGGATTGGAGAAATTATCAATTCTGGCGAAAGAACATACGCAGAATGGAAAATGAGGCAACAGAGTTTGACGTATATGTTCAAGGAACAATCAGAGAACTTACTCTCAGAGAACGACTTAGAGAGAGTATTCAGTTGCTCGAAGGGTCATCCTATAGTTCTAAAAAAGTATCTGGGTGGAGAAATTTCACTAGAAACATTATCAATACTGGAAAAAGTTTTTTCTTTCAAAGGTAAATTTGATAAGAAATTAAAAGATCCAGTGTGGGAAACCGTAAGTATGAAATTGAAAAAGTATTTACCTTTCCTAAATATTAATGTGTTCCACTTTAAAACAATACTAAGGAATATCATAAATGAGTGAATTTTTTGATTCAACGATGGTACAAGAAGAACTTCAAGAAATTACCGATTTACAACGGTTAATTTATGAAGATGCTTCGAGATTCCATTTGATGGACCGTGAAGATAAAATAGAACATATTGATAATTTGACTGAATTGTTAGATAAACAGCGTGTAATGTATACACGGATATGCTTATCTGATGATCCAGAAGCTAAAAAAATGAAATCAAATTTGGTGAAGTCGGTTTCTGTTATGGGATTCCCACCAGGAACTGATGTACAGGTATTATTCACAAGTATGAGTAATACTATCCAAGCTCTTAAAAGTCAAGTTGACATTTAAGAGAAACTTTGTTATACTAAAACCAAATCCAATTAAATCCAAATTAATCCGAGGAAATCTAAATGTCTTTTGCATCTTTAAAGAAGCAATCTAAACTGGGTTCTCTTACCGCTAAACTGGTAAAAGAAGTCGAAAAGATGAGTAACACAGGTGGTCAAGGTGATGACCGTCTATGGAAATTAGAAGTAGACAAAGGCGGTAACGGCTATGCTGTTATTCGTTTCCTACCTGCACCAGATGGTGAAGATCTACCATTT